GTTTTGATTCGGCAGTCCGTACCTCGCACAAAAAGCAATAATGAACTTGCTATTAACCTCAGGGAGTTTTTGTGCTAAACTCCCTGAATGGTTAAAAGGCACGTAATCAAGTCAGTATTTGCAAAGATGGCAGGAGTTAGTCCTGCATCAGTGACCAAGGCTAGCAAGGGTTGCTTAAAAGAATCATTAGTTGGCAACTGCATAGACATGGATCACCCCGATGCAGTTGCTTATATAGAAAAACATACAAAGGTTAAGACCTCCCCCAAGGTAAAAGGTATAGATCCTTTCTATGAAGAGGCAATAAAATTCTGCCAGGAAAACAATCGCTACTCGAAAAAAGGTTTGCAAGTAAAATTTGGAATAGGATGGGGCAGAGCAAAAGCAATTTTAGAGACAATGGAAGCTAATAATATCTCCAAAGAATCTACAAAAAAAGCTCAAAAGCAGGAAAAATCAAAAAAAAAACCGCATGTAAGAGGACCAGCGGCGGCAAAAAAAAACAAAGAAAGAAATTCCTTAGTAGCTCTAACCAATCAAGTTATAAAAGGAGAAAATGCAGAAGAAAACTCTGAATCAAATCCATTTCATAATGTGCCAATTCCAGAAAATATAGAACCATTTGTTGATATGACATTAAGAGAATTGATCAAAAAGTTTGGCACTGTCTTTGCATTTAATGAATGGTTATCAGCAGTCAAGCGCATAGAAGATATAAACGAAAAACGGCTTAAAAATGCAAATACGGAAGGGGATCTTGTTTCGAGAAAATTAGTGGAAAGAGGAATTATAGATCCCATAGAAGCTATGCACAGAAAATTACTCACTGATGGAGCGAAGACAATCGCGCAAAGATCAAAGACGCTTTTTGAAGCGGGTAGCGAACTTTTAGAAATTGAGGAATTTACCAGAAAACACATATCAACTTTTATCAAAACTGTGAAAGGTAAAGTGAGAAAATCAATAAAAAATGTCTAGTATAGATCAAATAGGGGCTGATTGGATAATATCATCAGTAGAAGGCTTAACACACAATATCGAGAAGATGAAACCTTCGGAATTTAACGAAAAACACAGATATTTGCCTGAATCAGTGAGCTCTATTCCTGGTTATCTCAGTTACGATATCAATCCATTTATGCGCGAGATAGTGGATTGCTTTGATGTAGACAGCCCTGTAAGAGAAGTAAATTTGAAGAAAGGTGTTCAGATAACATATACAACAGCCTTGGAATCAGTAGCCCTCTATTTTATGGCGCACGTAAAAACACTTCCGATAATGTATATAACCAGTGATAAAGAACTTGCAAAAGCCAGGATAGAAAACAATTTTATTCCCATGCTTAATCTCTCTGATTTTGGACACATAATCAGGTCAAGTGATGAAGGTAATAAAAGGAAAACAGGTAAAACAGCATTACAGCTTCAATTCAAAGGTGGTGGATATTTAGTGCCAGCGGGGGCAAGAAATGCTGATAAATTACGCTCGTATTCAATTTGTATAATGCTTAAAGATGAAACCGATTCATGGTTACAAACAGTTGGAAAAGATGGAGATCCAGAAAGGTTAACAGATGATAGGTGTTCTGGATATTGGTTACGTAGAAAAATATTCAGAGGATCAACACCCCTGATAAAAGGAATTTCAAATATTGAAGCTGCATATTTGAGAGGGGATCAGCGTAAATATATGATCCTTTGTAAATATTGCGGCTTTCCTCAAGAGCTCAGATGGGAAAAAATTAATGAGGAAACCGGAATAATTGGCGGCTTTCAATGGGATTATGAAGAGGAATCTTTAATTTTAGAGTCAGTTAGATACTGTTGTCAAGAATGCGGCTCGCCACATTACGAATATGATAAAGAAAAGTTATTTTCAGAAGATCATGGAGCACATTGGCTACCGACTGCAAAATCTGTAGAACCTGGTATAAGATCCTATCATTTACCTGCACTTTATTCGCCGATTGGTATGCGACCCTGGTCAAAATGTGTTAGTGATTATTTGCAAGGGTTTGATCCAGTAGAAAAGAGAGTTATTGATATCGCAAAATTTCAAGTTTTCTATAATAATGTGTTAGCTGAACCATTTGAAATACTTGGTGAAAAAATTAGATTTGAATACGTATCGGCACACCGTCGAGCCGTTTACAGGTTAGGAGAAATTCCAAATAAATACGCTGTTGAATGGTCTGGTTCACCAATACTATTATTAACTTGCCTGGTTGACGTGCATAAAAAGAACCTAGCAATATCTATCATGGGTTGGACCCGTGATGCAAAATGCTATGTAATAGATTATTGGCGTGATGAAGTTAAAAGCGATGAAGAGGATTGCAGCGAATTAGAAAGCCCCGTTTGGGGTCGCTTACGTGAACTGATCGAAGAAAAAGAATATATAGCTGATGATGGGAAAATATACGAAATTAATTTAACTTTGATTGATGCTGGTTATGCTAATGACACTGTTATTCAATTTTGCTCTGATTTTGAATCTGGAGTATATCCTATTCTTGGTAGAGATAGACCTGCAAAAACTCAGAAAATAATGGAATTTGCAGAATTCACCACTAAAAGTGGCATAAAAGGATATCGCATTACAGTTGACCATTATAAAGATCGTATAGCACCCGTATTAAGGCGGGAATGGTTAGAAGAATCAGGACAACAAAAGAAATATCATTTTAACGCCCCTGTAGATATCACTGATAAACAACTGAAAGAATTAACTGTAGAGCGTAGAAGAAAAAAAACAGATCCAAGAGGTAAAGTGTTTTATGTTTGGGAGCGCCCCGGAAATGCCAGAAATGAATTATTTGATTTATTAGTCTATGGTCATGCTGCTGTTGAAATACTTGCTCATGCCATGTTTATAGAATACTATGAGCAAGAATCTATTGAGTGGTCGGATTTTTGGGATCTTTTAGAAAAGGAAAAGCCATTTTTTAAAGACCCTCAATAATCATATTCAAAAAGGTGGATCATGCCTACATCAATCACACAGCCTCAACTAGATATAAAAATAGCAGATCATGAATTATGGTTATCAAGTGGGGGCACATCTGGTGCTCAATTAGTTCTGATAGATTTTGATCTAACAGGGCTCAATCTAAAAAATCACAATCTTGAAAATTCTATTTACGATACTTCTATATTAGATGATGCTGATTATTCCCTTTCGATAATTACGCTGGCCAGCTTTGACGCTGTTACAGCGATTGCTACAGACTTTAAAAATACCTCTGGCAGTAAAGCTATTTTTTCCAGTGCAGATTTAACAGATGCAATCTTTGATAATAGTAAATTGGTTGGCGCTAACTTTTCAAATGCAGTATTGATAAATTCAAGCATGATAGAAGTAGACGCACTGGACGCTAATTTTTCAGATGCGGATCTTAGTTCTATGTCCGCTCCCCGTGCTAATTTTACTGGTGGTTCATTTCTCCGGGCAAGCTTTGCGGACGCCTATTTTGCAGATGCTCTGTTCCCAGGCGCTAATTTAACAGGTGTAAATTTCTTTGGTGCTAATGTTAAAGGTGTAAATTTCAATCCAAACAGATTTGACGGGGCAATCGGTATATATAGTTTCGGTCCAATTGGGGACGAAAGTCGGATTGGTTATGCAGTGAAAAATCCCACAGGTCCAACAATAATTTACCTTGGTTGTTTTTCAGGTGATGAACCAAGTACAATTTTTGCCATTAATGATAAATATGGACCCGGTACAGACTATCAAGCTCAAGTTGAACTAGCAGCGGATATTGTAGAGAGTACTTAATAGCAGAAGCGATGCTTTACTATTAAGGCAAAATAGGTATAATGTGGAAATGAGAGGTGCATTTTGGATAACACTTTCATCCAGGAGCAAATAACAGCCACAAAAGCTCTAATTGTTGCGCATCAAACTGCATCATTAGCAGCTGCAACGGCTGGTATTCAAATATATAAACTTGACACAGGTCAAAGCATATCAACTGTAAATAGATTTGATGTCAAAGACCTAAATACAGTTGTGGATTCACTTTATAATACTTTAGCAACTCTGGAAGCTCGCTTAACTGGTGCTTCATCAATTTCGAGGCCGGGATTTTGAAGATATTTGGTTTACAAATTGGCAGAAAATCAAAGACACCTGTTATATCTATCAATGATTTAGCCCAAGCGAGCGGGCAAATGGTAGCTCCTACCGTCTATGATGGTGATAAATTCTATGGTGGTTTTGGACCTACATCAGAACAAATAATAGATTATTGGACATTAAGAACCCGCTCCGCAGAACTATTTACAAAAAACCTCTATGCCAGGGGAATTATCAGAAGGTTGGTAACTAATGAAATCAATACTGGTTTAACTCTGGAAGCTGAACCAGATGAAAATGTATTAGGTTTGGAAGAGGGTAGTTTAAATGACTGGACTGTAGAAGTAGAAAGCAGGTTTGCAATTTGGAGTAAAGAACCTAAATTGTGTGATTACAAAAGACTAAATACTTTTGGAGCTTTACAACGTGCAGCCCGTTCAACGGCTCTTGTTGATGGCGATGTATTAGTAATACTCAGGCAATCACAAGTTACAAAATCACCTGTTGTACAGCTTATTTCTGGTAATAAGGTTTTGACCCCCTTACTGGAAAAAAGAACAAATTTGAAAAAAGATCATAAAATCATACATGGTGTAGAAGTTGATAAAATTTGGCGCCATGTTGCTTTTTGGATAAAACAGGATGATGGTACTTTCAAGAGAATTCCGGCATTTGGTGAAAAGTCTAAACGGCGCCTTGCCTGGTTAGTTTATGGAACTGATAAGCGATTGGATGATGTCAGAGGGCAACCCCTTCTAGCTCTGGTATTACAATCATTAAAAGAAGTTGATAGGTACAGGGATTCAGTTCAACGTAAAGCTGTGCTTAATGCTATTGTAGCTTTATTCATCAAAAAGAGTGTAGACAAGGGATCTACACTTCCTTGGAAAAATTCAGCAACTAAAAAAGAAACGGCTACCGTTACAGATGGTGATGGTACAACACGCGATTTACAAGTATCAAAACATATCCCCGGATTAGTATTTGAAGAATTACAAGTTGGAGAGGAACCAGTAGGATTTCATAATCAGGGAACAGATGAGAAATTTGGAGTTTTTGAAGAAGCAATTATTCAGGCTGTAGCTTGGGCTAATGAAATCCCCCCGGAAGTTTTACGTCTTGCTTTTTCTAATAATTATAGTGCCAGCCAGGCCGCGATTAATGAATTCAAAATGTATATCAATAAAGTTTGGTCGGAATGGGGAGAAACTTTTTGCACTCCCATATATATTGATTGGTTAATTAGTCAAGTATTATCAGATAAAATAAAATCAAAAGGTTTACTTGATGTATGGAGAAATCCACAAAAATTAGACGAGTTTGGAGCCTGGATACAAGTACAATGGTATGGTTCGGTTAAGCTTGCCAATGATATGTTAAAACAAGCAAAAGGTGCAACTATTCTGGTTGATAAAGGCTGGACTAGTAACGGACGTGTAAGCCGTGAATTGACGGGAACAAAATTTTCATCTAATATTAAGAGGATCAAGCAAGAGAATGCTTTAAAAGTTGATGCAGCTAGAGATTTAATGGAATTCTTTAAGGAATTTGGTCTAACAGTTGATCAGGTGTTAGCTGCACCAACTGGAGATTTAAAAAATGACGCATGAAATTTTTTCCGCTGATCAAGAATTCGGCTTTGCTGTCTCTAAAGGGGTAATTACTGGATTAAGCAGGTTTAATATGACTGCCATAAAAAATAATCCTACTTCGGACACAGAAAGAGATATGGTCCAATTTGCAGATGATTACGTTTTTCCAGATAGCAGCGGCGAAGAAATGGAAATGGTTGCTACCGAAGCGGGTAGAAATATACTTATCAAAGGTTTAGATGCAGATGGAAAAGAGAAGGAAGAAACACGTGTAAGTATAGATGGAACCTTAGCTATAGGTATCTGGTCTGCAATTAATAGAGTTACCAATAATGGACCTGAAGGATTATCTGCTGTTTTAACAATAAAAAAAGTTGGAGCGGCTACCATATACGCACAGATCGAAATAGGTTTTAACAGAACCTTTATGGGTGTCCATGTAGTTCCCTCTAATAAAGAAGCTTTTGTTTCTGAATTAATTATAAGTATGCAAAAAGCGGTTGGTGTTGATGTAGGTGGTACTATCAGAGTGAAGAGCACACCACCAGGGGCAAATCATAGAATTTGTCAATTTGCCTCTCAGCTTCAAAAAGAAGGTAATACTTCATTATCTTTTTTCAATAGATATCCAGAAATTGCACCACCAAGAACCAAGCTAATTTTAACTGTAGAAGCTACCGCTGCCAGTGCTGATTTTTTAGCCAGGGCGGCAATTCTTTATTCAGAAGTGACAATCCCTTAGGAGTTAATATATGTGGTTACTTAATAAGCTAACAGAAAAGAGAGTAGAAGCAGCCCAAAAAAGTGAAGCTTATGCAAATACAGAATTGCGTTCACAATTTGAAGCTAAATTATCAGATACAAGTGCTGTAGAAGGGTTAGATAATAAACCAGGTGGTGGAGTTGCTCAGATAGATGTAAAAGGTCTATTGACAGTCAAAAAATCATTTCTTGCCTGGTTACTTGATCTAGATAATACAACTTATAGCGAAATATCAGGAGCAATTGCGGAAGCTGATGTTGACGAAAATATTGAAAGAATTGAATTACATATAGATAGCCCAGGTGGTATAATTGATGGTTTATTTGACACTCTAGCAGTAATTCAAGCAGCAAATAAACCTATTAAGGCAGTAGTTAGTAATGTGGCTGCATCGGCGGCTTATGCTATTGCCTCTCAAGCAGAACAGATTATTGTTACAAATCACGCTGTTATGTTAGGTAGTATTGGTATCGCAAAAACATATAGAGTAAGTGAAGATATTGTGGAAATAGCTAGCACAAAAGCCCCTAAAAAGCGACCTGATGTAACTACTGAAAAAGGTAAAGCTATTGTAAGAGAAGAATTAGACGCTTTTCACCAGATTTTTGTAGAAGCTATTGCTGCTGGACGTGCTACATCTGTAGAAAATGTAAATGCTAATTACGGTCAGGGAGCCGTATTGCTGGCCAGAGAAGCGTTAAAACGTGGTATGATAGACTCTGTTTTATCAGATTCTAATACCATTAATGTTAAAGCCGTCGTCCAGGACGGGGGCAAATTGGAGACAAACAAAATGGATTTGAAAGAGTTCAAAGCCGAACACCCCGCAGTCTATAAGGAAGCGGTGGCAGAAGGCGAAAAACAAGGCGTTGCCCAAGAAAAAGACCGCGTTAACGCGCACTTGGAAATGGGAAAGCCTTCAGGTGATTTTACGATTGCTCATGAAGCAATTGCAAATGGTTCAGGTATGACACAGACTTTAATGTCTAAATACATGATGGCTGCTGTTAATGCTAAAGATATTAATGACCGTCAAGAGGACGATCAGGGTGCTAGTGGTGCTGATGGCGTAACTGCTTCCCAAACTGGTGAAGATACAGTTGCAGAGCAAGCTGCTAATCTAGTAGCTAAGAAGAGAGGTGTTTCCACCTCTGAGGCGGTGCAGAATGTCTAGTAATCCTCTTATCACTAACAATGATGTTGGTGTAGTTCAAAGCGATGGCGCAAGATTCAAAGATGAATTATTGACCTTTGCTGGTGCAGCTACAGTTCTGGAAGGGACTATTCTTGCACGTAAAACAACTACTGGTGCATTGATTCCTTTTGTTAAAGGTGGTTCCACTGATGGTGACGGTATTCCAGTAGCAGTTATAAATTATGCTGTTACTGCTACTGGTGCTGGTGATATTCCAATCAGAGCACTGGAGACCGGTACAGTACGCGCGGGACGATTGATTATTGATGCAGACGGCGACGCTAGCAATATTGACGCTGCTGTGCTTGATCAACTCCGCGATTTTTCAATCTTTTCTGTTGATGTTAGCGAGCTTAACATCCAGGATAATCAATAGAGGTAATAATTATGACTACTACAGCTACAAGCAAAATAATTAGAGCCTATTTCCAAAAAGGTTCACCAACTCGCTTTTTTTCCAGTATGTTCAAAAGCCCCCCGCGGAACTTCCATGATACGCAAAAAGTGCAGTTGGACGTTACCAGAAGTGGCGAAGATGTTGCTATTGCCGTTACGGATATTGCAACTGGATACCGCTTAAACGCTAATGATATCTACACTAACAAGGAATTCTTGCCACCTGTATTTAAAGAAGCTGTCATTATCAATGCAATTAGTCTTTTGGAGCGTTTTGCAGGACAAAACCCTCATGATGATCCAATCTACCGTTCTAATCTGATTATGAAAGCATTAGACGGGATGGAAAAGGTTCAGGATAAAATCCGTAGAGCTATTGAATTGCAAGCTTCTCAAGTTATGCAAACAGGCACAACTACTTTTATCAATGCTGATGGCGATACATTATTTTCACTGGATTATAAACCAAAATCCTCACATTTCCCTACATCCGGTACTGCTTGGGGTCAAGTTGGTGCTGATCCATTTGGAGATATCAGATCACTATCTGAACAGATTCGCGCTGATGGTTTATCAAATCCTGATCTATTGACATTCGGCGAAGATGCCTTTGTCGAATTCATGAAAGATAGTAATGTAATTCAGCATTTTGATACACGTCGCGCTGATCTTGGCAGCATTCTTGCCTCACCTATTAATGGTGCTGGTGCAGTTCGTCAAGGCGTTGTTCAAATTGGTAGTTATCAATACGAGATTTGGACCTACCCAGGCAGATACAAGCATATCGATACTGGTGTATCAACTGCGTATCTGGCCCCTGAAAAGGTTGTCGTTAGCAGTTCTGATGCTCGTATGGATGCCACCTTTGGTAATATTCCAAATATCGGTAAGTTACTTGGTAATCAGGCTATGAATATGATTCCAGGTCTACCAGAAAGGTTTACTAATGCTGATGGTGGAGTTGATCTACATGCAAACGCCTGGTTAACCCCTGATGGTGATAATATTACCGTTGGCGTTGGTTCACGTCCGTTAATGATTCCAACTGCAATCGATACTTACGGCTGCCTTGACACAGGACTGTAAGAATTTAAAGCGGGGTAGTATCTAACTATCCCGCTAATAATAGGAGAAATTTGTTATGCCTAATCAAACAGAAGCAGAAAAAGCCGAAAAGGCTGCTGCTAAAGAAGCCGAAAAGGCTGCTGCTAAAGAAGCTGAAGAAGCCGAAAAGGCTGCTGCTGAAAAAGCAGAAAAAGAAGCAAAAGCTGCTGATGAAGCAAAAGCTGCTGCTAAGAAAAAAACAAAAGCTGAAAAGAAACCCCCTTATAGCCTTGCTATGGGTAAATCCATGACAACCAAAAAGGGTATTCTTGCTGATGGTGCTGAAATCAAAGCTGCTGATTTGGCAGGTGGTAAAGCTGCACTAGATGCTTTCGTCAAATCTGGTCATTTGGTAAAGGCTTAAAATGGGTTTACGCGCATTAGCTGAAACTGATTTGGGAAATATTCTCGAAGATAAAACTTATGGTTTTGGATGGGATATCACTGTCACAGATCCAGATGGATTATCTGAACCACTAGTAGGTTTTAGTGATGATATTTCCCAAATAATTGATCCCGATACGGGTCAAGCTGTAAGTGGCAGATTAGCATCTGTAGCTTTGCGCATAAGCACTCTAAATACTCTTGGTTTTACAATGCCAGAGGGGATTTCGGATAGTAGCAAAAAACCTTGGCTAATTGAATTTGATGATATTAATGGTAATGCTTTCAAATTCAAAGTAAAGCAATCTAACCCGGATAGGGCATTAGGTATAGTTACTTTAATCCTGGAGTTATATAAAACATGATTCCGACATTGATAGATAAACAAGATACTTTTGAAATCATCCGCGATAAAATAGCTGTGATATTAGCTACTGAATCAGCTAATCAAGTAGCATTAGCTACTACCGCTAGCAAACCAAATCCAGCCGATTGGAAGTTGAGAGTTTTTCTTGAAAGATCAAACCCTTTTGAAGAATTTTTAAATTATAAAGAGGGTGATGATGTTAGCCCCCTTGTTAATGTCTGGTATGACAACAGTAATTTTGATGAAAGTGCCAGTAATGTGGCAAAAAGACAAAAGGCAACAGGTGTTTATAACATCGATTGTTATGGTTTTGGTCTAGCTGAGGATGTTTCAGGCGGTGGACATAAGCCAGGCGATAAAGAAGCTAGTATAGTAGTCCATCGTGCAGTACGCCTGGTGCGAAATATTCTAATGGCTGCTGAGTATACCTATTTGGACTTGCGCGGGATTGTCTGGCAGCGTTGGACTCAATCTATTAACATCTTACAACCAGAGATAGAAAACCAGGCTGTACAGCAAATAGTTGCAGCACGTATAGCCTTTAGAGTGATATTTAATGAACTTTCGCCACAAGTAGCTACTGAAACATTAGAACAGGTATTTGTGGACGTTAAACGAGCCGAGAACGGCGAAATTTTAGCCGAGGCTAATTATGATTACACAGTGTAGTAATCGGGAGAATAAAAATGGCAATTTCAGAAGCCGTCGACACCTCTGCTAAGGCGAGAGTCGTCGGAATTAAACCAGAATTTAAGGATTTGAGGCAAGGTAATATTCTTTTTCTTCCGCAAAGAATAGCTTTGTTTGGTCAAGGTAATACAGCCTCAACTTATGCAACCACAAAACGTCAAGTAACCAGTGCAGCGGAAGCGGCTAATCTTTATGGTTTTGGTTCACCACTCCATCTTGCAGTTGAGCGGCTATTACCTGTTAATGGTGATGGTGTTGGCACTATTCCGGTAACTCTTTATCCTTTAGTGGATGATGGTAGCGGCGTTGAAGCTTCCGGGGATATAACCCCTGGTGGTGCTCAAACAGAATCAGCATCATACAAAATATTGATCAATAACATTGAATCAGAAGAATTTGTTATTGCAATTGGTGATGCTGTAGCTGATATCACATTATCTATCACAACTGCAATTAATGCCAAGCTTGGTATGCCTGTTATCGCTGTAGACGGTACTACAGTGGTTGATCTAACCTCCAAATGGAAAGGCGAAAGCGCAAATGATCTCTTTATTGAAGTTGTCGGTTCAACTACAGCCGGTACTACATTTGCACTTACACAATTTACTGGTGGCCTGGTTAATCCCGATATTGATGCTGCATTAGCTCAAATGGGCGATGTGTGGGAAACTATGATTCTAAATTGCCTGGATATTGCAGATACAACTACGCTCGATAAATATGTTGTATTTGGCGAAGGTCGATGGAATCCATTGCTCCGTAAGCCATTAGTGGTGTATACAGGTAATACAGCCACAACAGTAGGTGATGCTACAGCAGTATCCGACGCAAGAAAAACAGATCGTACAAATGCGCAATTGGTAGCCCCTGCATCAAACAATTTACCGTTTGTTGTTGCTGCTCGCCAATTGGCAAGAATTGCCTCTGTTTCTAATAATAATCCACCTGTTGATTATGGTAGTCGTAATGCTTCTGGTCTCATACCTGGTGCTGATGGCTTGCAATGGTCGTATGCTGATAGAGATGAGGCAGTCAAAAAAGGCAGTTCAACTACCCAGGTAAAAGACGGTGTTATTAATATTTCCGATACCCTTACTTTTTTCCATCCAGATGGTGATCCGATTCCAGCCTATAGTTATGTTGTGGATATTGTAAAAATTCAAAATGTTCTGTTTAATCTTGATCTGATTTTTGCAACTTCGGAATGGGATGGAGCTCCATTAGTTGCAGATGATGATGTAATTACAAATCCGGCTGCTAAACAGCCCCGTATGGCAGTTGCAGATGTTGCGGCTATGCTTGATAGTTTAGGCAGAAATGCAATTATCAGTAATGTTGCAGATGCTAAAGACAGTATTGTTGCTGGTATCAGCGAATCAAATCCCAAGCGGCTTGATATTGCTTTCACTGTGCAAATCAGCGGTAATGTTAATATTCTATCGATTGACTTTAATTTTGGGTTCTTTTTTGGCTCAACTCCGATAGTAACATAAGAGGTAAAAATTATGACAGCAATTGGTGGAAGTATCCAATCTGTTTCTTTGGATGGTCGGTCATTCTCGGTATCGGCTGATTCAGATGGATCAAGAAAAATTGGTGGTTTTGAAAATGAATCACAGCCAAATGGTGACGGTACAACCCGTTTAATTAAAACTAGAGTCCCTTTATCTATTGCTGATTTAGTACTTGAAATAGATGATAGTGCTGCTGATCAAGAATTCTTGCAGAATCTTGCTGATGGCACTGATTATTTCCCGATTGCTTTAGTTCTTGCTTCTGGTGAAACATGGCAGGGATCAGCGCAAATAGATGGTGAAATAAATGCCTCTACTCAGAATGCAACGGCTACACTTTCATTATCAGGACCAGGTAAATTGACAAGGCAGTAGGAGATCAAAATGTCAGATAAAACAGAAGGAACAATTGTAAAAGAATTTGCTGAAAAAGAACTAGAACGCTTTGCCGATATTATGGGTTTAGATTTCGATGTTGCAGACATGGACAGAGAAGACAAAGCCGATTTTGAAAGTATCAAGCGTAGGCTTATCAAGCGAATTATGAACCGTAGTTTAATTATCAATGATAATGGCGAACCGGTTTATACTCCACAGCGTTCTGGAGAGGTAGAAGCTATTACCTTTAAAGAACCTACCGGTGCAATGTTGATGGAAATGGACAAGAAAAAACCATCACAAGAGATCGGTAAAGTTGCTATTTTCATGGCTGCAATAACTGGTTTAAGTTCGGCATTCTTTGCAAAGTTAAAGTATGCTGATTTTAATATTTGCAGTGATATCACTACGCTTTTTATGGACGCGGAATAGTTCAAACTCCATTAGTACGTAATGGATTTGACTTTAAATATCCAGGGGGGAATCATGTGATTCCCCTTGTTTATAGCGAGATCATGTTACAGATTTGCAGTGATTATCCCGGCTTGCCAGATACGCGGACTATGATTATTTCAGAAATGCGGTTTTTTTATGAGGGAATCCGCAGAAGTTTAAAAGACGCAACTAAAACGAGGAAATAATGGCAAATCGTTTTAAGATTGAAACAATTTTCAAAGCAATAGATAAAATGTCTGCGCCTGTTAGAAAGATGCAAAGCCGTATAGGCAAAATGACCCGGTCAATGTCACGCGGTTTGAAGAAAGTTACGCGGCAAATGAAAAAGTTTGGTAGTGGTGTAGCGGCTGGTGCCAGAAAAGCGGGTATTGCTTTACTTGCCATTGGTGCAGCCCTGGTAAATGTAATAGCGACGGGTGCGAGATTCCAAAAAACCTTAATAGCGGCGGCGGTCAAATTCCCGGAAAGTATCAGGAAAGGTACAGAAGCATTTAAAGAATTAGAAGCGGCTGCCAGAAAGATAGGCTCTACTACTGAATTTACAGCAGAGCAATCAGCGGAAGCTTTGAACTTTCTCGCTATGGCTGGATTCAATGCAAAAGGGGCAATAGCTGCTTTGCCTGGTGTAGTTGATTTAGCTACTGTAGCTCAAATAGAATTAGGAGAGGCTACAGATATTGCATCAGATGCGTTAGGCGCATTTAACCTGATGACAAAAGATCATACTCAACTCGGTAAAAATCTGGCCAGAATTAATAATGTAATTGCCAAAACAACCACATCAGCAAATACAAATACTGTTGAATTCTTTGAAGCAATGAAAGATGGTGGACCGGTAGCAACGGCGGCGGGTGCTTCTATTGAGACTTTTGCAGCCCTGGTAGGGCAACTAGCTAATGCTGGTATCAAGGGTTCAAAAGCTGGCACAACTCTTAAAAATATGTTCCTCAAACTTTCCGCTCCAAGTTCAAAAGCTGCAAAGATGTTAAAGGATCTTGGAGTTAATGCGGTAGATTCTAATGGTAATCTACGCGATATGTTAGATATTTTGGGAGAACTTCAAAAGCCGTTAGCGAAATTAGGAACTGCACAGCAAGCAGCAATTCTTGATGAATTATTCGGTAAACGTGCTATTGCTGGTGTAAATGTTTTATTGGCAGTAGGGGCAAAAAGACTGAGAGAATATAGAGGTGAAATCCTTAATGCTAATGATGCAGCCACCACAATGGCAGCCGTTATGCGTGATCAGTTGTTTGGTAAATGGACTGCGTTTTTATCTGCTATTGAAGGTGTCAAGGTTAGTGTATTTAGCTATGTAGAAGGTCCATTATCAGATGTTATAGTCAAAATGACTGAGTGGGTTAGAGCAAATGAAGATTTAATAGCAGGAAAAATAGGCGAATTTCTCAGGGGTATGATTAATAATTTTTCTGAAATTGTCAAATGGATGAAGAGGATTGGTATTGCTGCGGCTGTCTTTGTTACTTTAATTACAGTGCTGAAGACGCTGACAGCAGTTATGACACTAGTAAACCTGGTTATGTGGGCGAATCCGATTACCTTGATAGTTGTAGGGGTACTAGCTTTGATAGCGGCTGTAGCGTTGGCGGCTGTGTTCTTCCCTGAATTCAGAAACGCCTTGAAGACTACCTTCAATGATGTTGTAACCGTAATTAGAGATACCGTCTCAAATATTATTAATACTTGGCAAAATGTTGTAAATTTCTTCTCTGATGTATGGCTTTTGATATTTGGTTTTTTCAATGAAGGGGTAGCTAAAATCAATAGTCTTGTTTCGTTATTTACTTCTGCATGGACAGACGTTGGTACGTTTTTCTCTGAATTATGGAGTAATATAGGCGGCTTTATTTTCGATGTCGTTAAAAAGTTTTCCGATTCAGTAGATAATATAAAAAAAAGTTGGGCGCCGATAAAAGCATTCTTTAAAGATTTATGGGATGATGTTGTCGGAATATTCAAAGATGCTTGGCAAATAATTAAATCAGTTATTGATAAAATTATCGGCGGTGTTTCTATCATCGTAAATGCGTTAACAGGTAATTTTGCTGGTGGTTCAGCAATAA